TGCTTTCCGTCGTCTTCCCAAGTATCGCCTTCTTTGTGAGTTTGCTTATCTTTCTCCCAACCTGTTTGTATTTGAGTACCATCACCAGTTTTACCAGTGATTAAATTTCTCATTCTCGTAACGTCTTTCTTCGAGAATTCCTTTTTTAGTGTATTATCCATAACATTTTTATTTATATTTCGGTTCCTAATCGTTTTAGGAATTGTTTATATAGGGTTGGTTTCGTAGCCCAAGTCTTTAACATGCCTAGTTGGTTTATAAATTCCCGCATTGCTTTGTCGGTATCTTCTTGATATGTAAAGTATTTTATAAGATCCTTGTAATCTGGATTTAATGCCACTGTTCTTAAATCCTGTGTAAGTAGATCTGAGAGTAATTGTATCAGTGCTTTGCTGTCTTTTGTTAGATTACTACTCTTTTCTCTCAAATTATCCTTGAGTTTTGTAATAAGTACTGTTGAGAAAGCGTCAAATTCTCTTGGTGATTTAACGTATTTTGGATAATCTTCTTGCGGTTCTGCATCTCTTGGTTCTAATCCTGCAAATACTGCCGGGTCCATTACCTTAGGATCCATTGTATGTATTATCTCGTGTTTAACTGTATCTATAAATGTCTTGGCGTCTTCTACTTTTGCTAAATTTACAACGACCACTAATCTGTTTTTAATAACTTCTACACCACCTCCAGATCCATCTTCAGGATCGTCGTACATACCTAAACTTACAGGCCTATTTTCACCTGTTTTCATATCCGTAACTTCAAAATAATCTACAAAGCGTGGATCTATATAGGCATTCTCAGATGTTCTATTAAGTTTCTTACTTAACTTTTTTTTATTCGTTTCAATGTATTGATAAGCAGCATCGCTTAAATCCGTAACTTGCTGCGGTACTTTCACAATTTTTTCTTGTAGACTTAGCTGTTTTGATTCTTGTAATTGATTACTTACCTCATAGATATTAGGATTAATTTGACCGTAATCTCTCATGATTATACCAGCCATTGCATTAGCTTCATTCTCTATTTCTGATCCAGCCTCTCCTGAATCATCCTGTATCATGTTTAGCTCACGCTGTCTATGATGTGTTAATTCGTGTGCAAGGCTTCTTAGATAATCTGCCATTATCCTATTACCGCAGTAAACCTTTATGATGTTATCGTTAGGATAGTAACCACCAAAAGACCTATTATCCAACACAAATGCAGGATCGTTGATCAATTTAATTGGCGGTAATGATTGTATAGTCAATTCCTTCTTGCAGTACTTAAGGAAGTGCTTTAGTGTATCAAGCTTCTGTTGGTTCATTTGTCGGTAATTCTTTTTTTACTGGCTCTTGTTCAACTGGAGCTGCGGTGATGTCCTGTCTCAGTAGATTATAAATCGGTTTTGCAAAGCCTTTATTAAACGCTACTCCTGGAATTGTTTTCTTAAATTTCTCTTCCTCTCCCGCTCTTACTACATTTCTAACGTAGGAAGCAGATACAACTCCTGCCTTTTCCTTCATCGGCAATCCTCGTACAACACCTGGGTACTTGGTTTGTAGGTCTTGTAGGTATTTCTGATCATCTGTTTCGTCACCTCCACCAACTACGTATAGCACTTTTGTATCAGGGTGGCTATTTAGATATGAAAACACATCTCCTACAGGTGAGTTTCCTTGTGATATTTGTAATAGTACCTTTGGATTTGGTGATGCTTCCATATACATTCTCCAAATTGATAGTGAATCTTCCGGTGTAATACCTTCCCTTGTTTCTGAGCTAATAATAACTCTGATACTTAATATATCATCCATTGCAGATAATGCTTCGATTACAGCAAAATGCCCTTTATGTGGTGGTTTAAAACTTCCTGGATAGAAGCATGGACCTTGTGAAACTGCTCCGTTATCATCAACTTCGTTAATAATATCCTCCGCAATTGTTTGTCCTAGTAGTTTACTGTCGATCATATTACTAATAAATAGTTAAATTATTACATCTTTAGTCGCTCCTAGCTTTTCTTTGAGCTCCTCTTTATACTTTACTGCCACTATTAGCTTCGCTTTCATCGCCTCAATCTCAGTTTCATCTCTCTGTAATCTATATACGAATATATTGTACGGTGAATCTACACGTGGATCGTAGCTAATAAAGTCACACCATTGTGCATTTGCACATAGCATGTTCGAAATACACTGGTAATAGTAGTTGGGTGCTACTTTTTTAAAGTCTGCATCAGTCTTAATCATCCCGTGTTTAAAGTGATTAGTGGATGTATACGGACATTTAACTTCTATTACTCCATCAGGAGGTATTAAACCATCAGGTGATCCGCCATAATGATCGTCGTATGGTATAAAAGATGCCTTACCTACCTCATTTCCAGTCTTTTCACTGTACACCTCAATAGCTAAATCCTCTAATTCTGTACCCCATTCTAATGCTGCGCCGGTTGCAGGTGCTGCAAAGCCTCCTAACGACTCTGAAACTTTCTCAAGTAAATAGGTTTTTGCTGTATCGGTAAGACTATCGTCCTTTCCTCCCATTATTTTATGAACTTCTGAGCTGGTTATCTTACCTCTTCTGAGGTCAAACCATGCCTGACTTCTTTGTTCTACTATCATAGTTGCATTCTTTTGAGCATCAAATCGCTAAATGTTAGCTGTTTTGCTTGATGTAAATACTTTGTGACCATCTCAAAACCCATCTCAGATGGATCCTTTCCTTCTAATTCAACCAAATAAACGTCTTTACCGAGGTCTATTAGTTGTTGTGCATAACCAATCGATTGCTTTAATGCATCGTTATCTAGCGCGAGATAAACCGTTTTAACATCGCTCTCTACAAGCTTCATCATAAGAGACTTTGGAATAGTCTTACCAAAGAGTGGAATTGCGTTTCTTTTCAGTGCAATAGCGTCAAAAATACCTTCACAGAGTATGACTGGAACCTTCCAGTTTATATAGTATTCTAATCCAATTAGCTCATTCTTATTGCAAGATGGGGCGTTGTACTTTCTTCCTGGATCTTTTTCAAAGGATCTGGAGATAAAATAGTTTATGTGTCCACTTTTACCGTAGGATGGTACTATTATTGAATTGGCGTACTTACCTGTTTCGCAGTATCCTATATTGTATTTTAGGATATCCTCTTCTGTAAGTCCTCTCTTTATGATATATGATTTAGCTTGTCTAAAAGCAAGCTTTGTAAGTGGTTTGGATAGTGGTATAAATTCGCTTGGTAGCTTAACCACTTCATAGGTTTTATCTAAAACTTCTCCTCTTCCGTCCGGAAAGTAGGTCTTCATTTCAGCTATATGCTCAGTACCTGCATGTACCTTCTTTAGTAATGTTACTGGTGATCTGCCTTTTATGTTACATACCCAGCAATGCCATACTCCCAGGTGCGGATCGACTTCTAGCTTTGGTTTATGATGTTTGCATTCAGGACAATGAAAGGCGAAGTTGCCTTTTGTGGATGTTGACGACTTTCCTAGAACAGCCTGTAATAAACCTAGTACCAATCTTGCCTTTTCTTGCATAGTTATAACCTTTAGATGGTAACATACTATTTATTATTCGTTTATCCAACTCTCTGGAATGGTCTTGTCTGCATACAGTATTCCTAAGCTTTCACACCAACTTCCATAAGTTGTCTTAGAGTTCTTGGAGATCTTTGTCTTTGAATTACTGAAGACGAATCTAATATCTAATTCAGGATGTTGCTCGTGAATGAGCTTGTGTTTCTTTCTATCTGCCAGTACGAATCTACCTTTGGTTTCTACAATAATTCCGTTTGGTAATTTGAAGTCGGGAAGATATGTGTGATTGGTTGCCGGCTTTATGTATTTTACAATGTTTGCCTTGCTTTCGTATTCGTATATTACTTCTAAACTTTTGAGTTGCTCTGCAACTTCTTCTTCTAATCCACTTCTATATCCGTGCATGATGGCACGAGCTCGTGGGCCTACCTGTTTCCTTTTTGCCATAAATTTTATTTTTTTAACTATCCCAACGGATAACAAAAGTCATATCTGTATTTGCTGGGATAGGGTACGGTGTTCCTAACTTACCTACAACCAGTAGCTCGTTAGCACCATTATATAATCCAACCGTTGTTGCGTATGGTCTATAGTCTGGACCTGTAATATTGTTTGCTAGAGTTCCTAACGGAACTTGTTTTGGTACGTATGATAACATTAAACCGTTTGATGGTACCGCTGTACTAAATTGATATTGATTATAATTATTTGTATCTCTGGTGGTGCCGTCTTTTTGAATACCTATTGTAGTAAGTTGGTTATTGGTATTAACTCCCATCTCACCGTACACTACTTCAATGGTACCCGTTCTTTCGTATAATCTAATTTGAAAATTTACATGGTCAGATGTACCGTAATAATCTGCTATCCAGGTACCACAGAATACTCTATCACCAGCTATTCCTAATGTTTGAGTATACACCCCTGTATTTGGATTATTTGTAACTAAATTGGTAAAAAAAGGAAGTATTGCTGGGCCAAGACCCGAAATGGGTATTGCAGTAGCAGTGGATATACTACTGGTTGTTACAAATTGTAAATTACCGTTTGTTGATAGACTTGCTGTTGTGTAACTTACTCCATAAAAATTAAAATTAAATCCTATTTGTACATTTTTAGCTACTACATCATCACCGTGAATACCTACATCCGTTCCACCTTTTGCCATAGTTCCAGTCGATGTTACAACCGTATAATAGGCAGACTGTGATACTGCAGGCGTGGGTAGTAGCATTGTTGGGTTCTGTGAATAGTTAAAGTCGTTTTCATTAACGCGACACTTTACCTCGTTCTGGTATATTGTTGTTTCTGCAGTAAATCCTATTATCATTCTTTATTAGTTTACTATAAACCCGCTATCCGAGTATACACGGATTAGGCTAGTGTTATTGTCTTTGTTACACCGTTAATTCGTATCTTAAGACCTGTGTTTGTATTGGATTCTAACCAAACATCTCCGTCATTTGGAGCGGATGGAGCTGCACCTACTGTTAGTCTCATCATAGCTGCTGCTGTAGTTGATCCAGATAAGTGTAGTCTAGCTGTTGGTGAAACAATGCCTATGCCCACCCTTCCATTAGCCGCTGCATCTGCGGATGGATTACCTCCTGCTTGTGAATATGATCCGGTTGCAAATATAATACCTCCTAAGTTGATAGAGTCTTTTGTTCCGTCTGGTAGAGTAATGTTTGTACCAATGATAATATTATTTGATTTAATGCCATTTGCTATACCATTACTATTATCTCCTGCTTGGTATCCTATTAATACCGAGTAGCTTGCACTAGGCGCTTCACGACCTGCACTAGTTCCTAAAAAGTTTGAGTTAAGTACATTTGTTGCTTGATAGCCTGCACCATCTCCTATAAAGTTTGTGTATTGTGCATTTGTCGCTTCATAGCCTGCTTGGTATCCTAAAAAGTTTGATTGATTTGCAAGTGATGCGCTATAACCTGCACTAGTTCCTAGAAAATTTGAATTGTTTCCGCCAGTTGCTCGATAGCCTGCTTGGTATCCTAAAAAGTTTGAAGTATCTGCACTTGTTGCTTGATAGCCTGCACTGTTTCCTATAAAGTTTGAGCTGTATGCACTCGATGCGCTATAGCCTGCATTATTTCCTAAAAAATTTGAATTGCTTCCGCCAGTTGCTTGGTACCCTGCACTAGTTCCTAGAAAATTTGAGTTGTTTGCATTTGAGGCACTATAACCAGCACTATTTCCTATAAAGTTTGAGCTGTATGCATCTGTAGCACTATTCCCTGCACTCTGTCCTATAAAATTTGAATCACTTGCATTTGTTGCTTCATAGCCTGCATATAAACCTAAGAAATTAGAGTGATCTGCAGCCGTTGCATCTTGTCCTGCACTTTGACCTAGGAAGTTTGAGTGATCTGCATTAGTTGTGTCCTGTCCTGCATTTTTTCCTAGAAAGTTTGAATAGGAGGCGCTTATTGCATCTTTTCCTGCATTATTTCCTAGAAAGTTTGAGTGGTATGCATTTGTTGCAATGTCTCCTGCACTTTGACCTAGGAAGTTTGAGTGGTATGCGTAGGACGCTTGCCTACCTGCATTTTGACCTAAAAAGTTTGAGGAACTTGCATTCAATGCTTCTAAACCTGCACTATTTCCTAGAAAGGTTGAATAGCTTGCGTTTGTGGCACTTGCACCAGCCTCTGATCCTAGAAAGTTTGAGCTATGAGCATTTATTGCAGTCTGTCCTGCACTATATCCTAGAAAGTTTGAAGAGTCTGCATTTGTTGCACCCTGTCCTGCGTAGGGTCCAATAAAATTCGAATTGTCTGCGTTTGTTGCTTGATAGCCAGCTCGATATCCTATAAAGTTTGATTGAATAGCATTGGTTGCTTGCAAGCCTGCTTCAAATCCTAAGAAGTTTGAAGTATTTGCATTTGTTGCTTGATAGCCTGAACCAGATCCCAAAAATATACTTCTAGTTGTGTTAAATTGAGTTGTTGCAGGATCTGATGAATATAGTGTTGATCCTGACGTTCTTACAGATCCAAAGCTACCACTAAATATAGCTGCTGATGCTGTGTAGTATAGTTGTCCGGTTGTTGGATTGATCATTACTGTATTTAGTAGTGATGCTGATGTTGTTAAACTTGTGAATTTAACTGAGCCTGATGTTGCTAATGAGCCTGTTATAGTTGTACTGCCTGATATATTTACAGATCCGGTTGCTTGTATAGCTGTATTTGATCCACTTACTCTTAATCCTATATAACCGTAAGCATCAACTCCAACTCCACTATCACCAGTCGACTCTCCTCTAACTCCTACTGCACCGCCTACCGCCGCTACCCCCGAAACTCCAACACCACCAGCTGTGGTTCCATAAATTCCTATTCCAGCATCTGAGTTACCGTATACCCCTGTTTGTCCATATCCTGTAATTCCAATACCCAATGCCGCATTCTCTGGGTCATTACCTACATATGTATTATTGTTTACTATAAGTGCTGTGCTATTTACTCCTATAAAATCAGCTGTGATGGTAGTTGGTCCAATCACGGATAGGCTTGATGATATCGTAGTATTTCCATTTATTCTCGTAGATCCTGATATAGTGACGTTGCTACCAGACATGTTTGTCAGTAAGTATGCCATATTACCATCAGCCTCTTCGTAGGTTAGTTCTAAGTTCTTAGTGTAGGTGGGTACTGTATTTGGAATTTGCGATATACGATATACTATGCTCATTGTACGTTGTCTTTATATATAAATATTAAAGGTATTCTAAAGTAAGATATTTGTTTGATATAGTGGATTAGTTATTACTGCTATTCCTTGAGCATAGAATATATTACCTACGTGTGCTCCTGCTAGCCTTGGTGGTGGTGGTATGTAGTACCCTCCTGACACATATCCATCATCCACGTATAGATTTGGATCTGTAAATTGATCTACTAAGTTGCCGTTACCATCATCAACTACCCGACAATACGATCCTGTAATTAAAAAGCTCTTTCTTGATATCTTCTCTCCGTATAACTGTCTCGGTATACTCAATACTATTACAGTTGCATCCGGATCTGTTGGAAAATATCTAAGATCTACATCTAATGTTCCAGATGCTGCTGTCGATTGTAAATAGTTATCCAGACTTGATGTTGTTGATGGAAAAGGTCCAGATAAGTAGTTTGAGTAGTATAAATGTCTTACAGATCTATATGTAAGAGTGCTTGCTGGTATAGATCCTGCACTAGTTACTACCCCATTGCTACCCAAATTGACTGCAATACCATAATTGCTGAATGAACCTGATTCATATGAAGCGGAGTACTTTAGTTTAATCGGTGTAGTAAGGACATCTGATATTTTTAAGCTGTTCGATGCTCTACTCATTATTTATTTTTATTAAAAGTCAAGTTTGACCCTTATAAGCGCTTCTTTTGTAAAATCTTTTACTAGTGGTCTTGATAGTTTACCAACTGCTAACAATTCATTATTAGTATTATACATTCCGACAGTTGTAATATAGGTCTGTGGACTATTAATTAATGTTGAGTATACTAAATTACCAGATCCGGATATGAATGTTGGATTTGCTGTATAGTTGTACTCAGCATTTTTAATGCGAACAAATATGTAGTTAGATGAAACACTTTCTTGTGAATTTAATTGAAAAAACGCACTTGAAGAAATTGCTTGGTATAGTAGTGTATTACTTACGGATGAATTAGGTGTTGCTGGATTAGTTGTTGTGTTTGGTGTTAAACCAATACCTCCATAGATAGATGATAGTGCTAATGCTCTTGGATTCAAGATAATGGTACCAATATCTGGTAAGAAAAATCCGTAAGATCCTGACGCGGTTTGGCCTGCTGCTATTTGATTTGTTACTGATAGGTTTGATGCACGACCGTTGGAACCTGATACGATATTAAACACTCTACCGCAATCTAAATATGAGATTACATTGGTATCGTTACTGTTATTAGTTAATCTTAACTCGCCACTCGGTCCTGTTAAACGTATGTTAAAAGTTTCAGGAAAAAGACTTTCTTTGTATCTATTTCTGTCAACATTAATTACCCATATATCGCTTGAACTTGTAGTAGCTCCACCAAAATTAAATCCCTTATTACCTGTTACAGCAGGTCCGTAGACCATAGTCTTGTACTGTTTGTAGGTTGTTAAGGATGGTGTAACTCCTGCTACACCTATATTATAATATGGTGCTCCTAATCCAGTAGCGTTTCCGTATGCTATTGAAAATTGTATAGCAGCTCCCACAGCATTTGAAGATGTTTGATAGACGTTCAGATAGAACGCATCCGACGTAATTGCTGTTGTTGCTGTTACAGAGGCTGTAAAGAAAGTTGTGAGTGTTGGTTGATTTGAACTCCAAGCAGGTGCTGTTACCGAATCGGAACTTACTACAAAATCTGTAGAATCTAGTGTTGTAAATGACATATCTTATTTTTTACGATGTTTTAGTTATTTGTACTGGTACGGTTAATCTTGCGCCTGAATCACGTCCTGTTACTATTAGTAGGGTATATAAGATGTCGTTTGTTCCGAATAGTGTATTAACTGTTGTTGCAGTGATATTAATAGACGTTCCAATAACAGTCTTAGATACATTAGTGCCGATGGTCGTTGTTGTATTGAGTGCAGTTGCTTCTGCTGTATTGATACCTACTCCGTTAAAGGTTGCTACAGTTCTAACGTCGCCGAGAGTTGCAACATATCCAGATTGTTCAAAAGTACTTGTTGTCCCTTGGTAATTAAGTGTTTGTGGAGTTATCGATAATGATGATCCTTGCTTTAGCTTGATTATCTCATATCCAATATCAAGTACCGGTAACTTAGCTGTTCCTCTAGGTAGAGTTACTAACTTGTATTTCATAATCTCGTTATCTTCCGGAAACGCTTGCATAACTGGCATATTTTCAATAGCCTCGCCATAGAATGCAGAACCGGATGGATGGAAGGGATTATACAGTGTATAGTCTACCTCATCATCAGACAGTGAAAATTGTGTAATTTGGAATGAGCCATCATTTCTTGATAAAAGCTCTCTACCTTTTTTGGTCAAAATGGCGTCTATAACTACGCTCGTATTTGATAAATATGCCATGTTTTTGTTTGTTTATCTCTTTATAAATATATTGAAATGTGGAATTACTTCTATCCTGTGTTTGCTTGTGTTGATAATAATTGTTGTTGTACCTTCTCTTGTAGTTTATTTATGTTCGATACTACATTAGGATTTATATTATCCGGTATTATAAATCCGTAAGATGTTTGTCCTACTGTTTTATAAAACGATACTAATGTATTTTGTTCGTCTTTTACTTTCTTGACTATTAAGAATTTTTTATATTTATAAGGATCAGTTCCTCCCAAATTATCCTTAACCCACTGTGGCATTGCTTGTATTAGCGATACGTGTAAAGCACCATCACTTCCAGTATAAGCACTTGCAACTTGAGCGGTGAATGATGTACCGTCTGAGAGTGTTGTTATTATCTCATCGTATGGTTCGATTTGGAATGGATCATTAACATCACCATATTGTGAATATAATGAGCTTGGTT